GGCGGGCGGAGCCAGCATCCGTCTGTGTAGGGACGGACGACTGCTGCTCAACGGCAGGGAATGGAAGCAGGAGGGGTAGGAATGGAACTTCTGTTGCAGCACGGAGATCACAGCCGCAACGAACAGGGATTTTTGCAGCAGGTGGACGGCGCACAGCAGCTGGTACAGCGGGCGATGGTGCGTCTGACAGTGCCAAAGGGGAAATTTCTGCTGAATCCGCAGCTGGGAAGTTTGCTGCACACCCTGGGAAGGACAGCGCCGGCGCAGCGGGAACAGCTGGCGTTGGAGTATGCCCGGGAGGCACTGTTGGAGATGCCGGAAATGCGGGTCGTTGCAGCCAGATGCAGACAAGGCGCACAGGCGGATGAACTGTTGGTGCAGTTTGAGTTGGAATGTACCCTTGAAAACGGGAAGTTGGAGCGGTCGGTCGTGGAGTGGAGGATGAATTTTTAAAAGGAGCAAAGATGACACAGGATTTTTTACAGAAGATGCAGCAGCGTTATGAGGAGCTGACCGGGATACCGGCAGACGAAGCGTCGGACATCGGGATTCGCCTTCGCATCCTGGCAGAGCAGCTGGAACTGCTGTATCAGCAGTTGGAAGAGGAGAAAAAGCAGGCGTTTGCGCAGACCGCGACCGGTTTGGCGCTGGAACAGCACGCACAGCAGAAGGGATTGCAGCGAAGAAAGGCGATTGCTGCACAGGGAGAGGTGACCTTTTCCAGAACGGCTGCGGCGGATGAGCCAATCGTGATCCCGCAGGGCGTTTTTCTGACGGTGCCGTCGGGCAGCATCCGATATGTGACCGTACAGCCGGTGACCTTGCAGGCAGGACAGACCCAGGTCAAAAGTACCGTGCGCTGTCAAACCGCGGGAAAAGGCGGCAATGTGGCAGCGGGCAGCCTGACGGTCATGGTGACACCGGTTCAGGGGATTGCTGCGGTTTACAATGAGCGGGCGATTTTGTCCGGCGAGGATGCCGAAGGGGACGAAGCGCTGCGCCAGCGGCTGCTGGACAGCTTTCGGCAGGTCAGCAACGGAACCAATCAGGCGTTTTATTACGACCGGGCGATGCGTTATCCGGGTGTGCGCTGTGCCAAGGTCATCCCGAGGGTGAACGGAGTGAACACGGTGGGAATCCTGCTGCACGGCGCCGGGGTCAATGAGGCACTGATGGCGCAGATGCAGGAGGAAATCGGGCAGCTCAAGGAAATCAACGTGGACCTGTCGATTGAAAAGGCAAAGGAAAAGCCGCAGCAGGTTGAGGTGGAAATAGCGGTGGGGGACGGATACAGCTTTGAGGATGTCAGCGCACTGTGTCAGCAGGCGGTCGGCAGGATGATGGAGCGCCAGAAGATTGGGCAGGGATTATTTCCGGCGCTAATCTGTCGGGAGATTTTTACCTGCGGGGGTGTGGAAAATTGCAGGGTGAAGCTTCCGGCACAGGATCTTTACCCGCTGTCGGGGGAAATCTTTACCCTGTCGGGCTGTACCATCAGCCGCATGGCAAAACAGTAGAAGAGGTGAATCGGGTGGATTGCAGAAAAAGAATCTACGAGCGGATGCGTTCTCTCCGGCTTTACCGGCTGGAAGCAGGGTCGATGGTTCGGGCGGAGCTGGAAAGCTATCTGTCGGTGCTGGAGCCTTTCTGGCAGCAGGTCAGCAGAGTTTGTGCGGATGCCCTGATCCCCTCTTGCAGCCGGCAGCGCTTGGAGCAGTTTGAGCGGATGCTGGGAATCCCCATCAATCCCAATATCCCGCTGGAACGCCGCAGGCAGATAGCAGCCAGCCGGATGAGCATAGCGCCCAGCGATTTTAACCGGGCAGGACTGGAAAAGGCGCTGGATGCAGCGGGAATCCGGGCAATTGTTCAAGATAGACCGGGAACAGGGACGCTGGTGGTCCAAGCCAATGAAATAGCGGACAGCAATCTGAGTCTGGATGAGGCAAAGCAGGCGTTTTATTCGCTGATGCCTGCCCATTTGGATGCGGAATTTGTGACAGGCGGCTTGGATTTTTCTCAGTTTGAGCAGCTGGGAAAAAGCTGGTCACAGCTGGATGCGATGGACAAAAGCTGGTCACAGCTGGAGATGATGGGATTGCAGCAATGGAAAGAAAAAGAAGAGGAGGGACAGG